GGTAGTGGTCAAAATGCTGCTCGCGATGTTATGCTACCTCCTAACGGTGGACATGGTTTGGATTCAGTAAGAGAATGAGGTGCGTAGCGTTTAATGTTTGCTAGGACGTTAGAAACAACTAGTGCATTCGTTGACTTTCCTAATGACTTAACTTATAGAAGAGTTGGTCTTGTATTGAATCCTACTGATTACAATACTACAACTGTGTGTAGTCAGAATACTAGATCTGCTGTTAAGGCATTAATATTCCCACAATCAGGTTCTGGAACACCTAGTGGTACATTTGTGCCAGGTGAGACTATCACTCAGACAACTACAAATGCAAAAGGATTCGTTGTATCATATGATTCAACAACTAAAGTATTGAAGTATTATCAAGATCAAACTGATGGTACTGTAAATGGTAATGTGATTCCTTTTTCTGGTGCTAATCAGATTACTGGATCTACAAACTCTTATACTGCAACTCCAGATGCAACTCAAGGAACATCATCTGTTCCTGTCACACAGATAACGATTGGTGTATCTGTTTATGAATTAGGTTTATCATTCGTCACTGGTTATGCCAATGAAGAAGTCGAGTTAAACTCAGGTGAAATATTATACCTAGATAATAGGATCCCGATTACTCGTTCGGCAGACCAAAACGAAGAGCTCAAAGTAGTAATTGAATTCTAAATGGCACAGAATACAAATCTCAATATAGCTCCTTACTTCGATGATTTCGATAAAAGTAAAGGGTTTCTGAAGGTATTATTTAAACCTGGTTTCCCAGTTCAGGCTAGGGAACTTACCACACTGCAAACATTATTGCAAGATCAGATCGACACGTTTGGTCAGGGTGTGTATAAGGAAGGTTCTATGGTGGTGCCAGGTGGTATTACACTGAACAAGAATGTGCCATGTATCTTGATTCAGAATAACTATCTTAACCTAGACGTAGAAAATTATAGAACTTCATTAGATGGTCAGATTATTAAAGGATCTACCTCTGGTGTTCGTGCTCGTATATTGTTCTCAGTAAGTTCTACTACATCTACAAGAAGCAATATTACATTCTATCTTAATTACTTACAGAAAGCAGAAGATAATACAACCAGCACATTTACTGCTGGAGAAACATTCACTTGTGAAAGTGATATAACATATGCATCAACAACTATTGCATCTGGAACACCATTAGCACAGTTGCTTAATTCATCAGCTACTGCTACAGGTTCTACTGCCAGCGTAGGTGCTGGAGTATTCTTTACAAGAGGATACTTTGTCAATGTTGCAGAACAAACAATTATATTGGATCAGTATGATGTAAATCCTTCATACAAGGTTGGTCTTAAAGTAGAAGAAAGAATTATAACTGCTGATGAAGACGCAAGTTTATATGATAATGCTATAGGAAGCACAAACTTCTCAGCACCAGGTGCAGATAGGTTTAAGATATCACTAACGTTAATTAAAAAGTTAACTACTGCTCCTAACTCTGCTGACTTTATTGAGTTACTTAGAACCAATACTGGTAAGATCGAGAAGAAAGTAGAACGTAGTGATCTAGGTTTTATTAATGATATCCTTGCAACTAGAACAAAAGAAGAGTCTGGTAACTATTACGTCAAGAAATTTAAGGTAGATGCAAAAGAAAACTTAGATGATGGATTTAATAATGGCATATATTCTACTTCTGATGTCACAGCAGATGGCAACACACCATCAGAATCTCAGATGGCAATACAATTGTCTTCAGGATGTGCATATGTTCAGGGTTATAGAACAGAAAGAATATCTACAACATATAAAGATGTAGAGAAACCAAGAACGTTTGACACAGAGATGAACAAAACAGTTACCTCTGATTTTGGTAACTATGTGTTGATGAATAATCTATATGAAGCACCTAAATTATATGAAATAATTGAATTAAGAGATAATAGAACAGCAACTGGTGGAACAGGTGCTGGAACAGTTATTGGTAAATCAAGAGTTATTAACTTTGCATTTGAATCTGGTAATATTGCAGGAGATGCATCTACCGTATATCGTGCAAACCTTATTGACACTCAGTTCTATACAAAGATAACTACTGGATCTACTAGTGGTAGTGCAGGAGACTTTGTTGTAGGTGCTACTAGTGGTGCCACAGGATTCCTTGTTGCAGCAGTATCATCTGGAACTACAACTTTCCTATACAATACTAATGGAACATTTGCATCAGGTGAGGTATTAAAGAAGAATAGTACGTCAGGTGCAACATACGGAACTATTAGTGCAATCGAGACATATGGATTTGGTGATGTAAAACAATACAAATTTACTAGTGGTGGTGGAACTGCTGATTCAGTATTAGATGTCAAGGTAGCATTACCTGGCTCAGGTCCTATCATGACAAATGCGAGTGGTGGAACATCAGGCACAATAACTGCTACGTTGTCTAACTTTGCGTCTCAGTTGAGAGTCAATGATATAGTAGAGTTCTCAAATAATGGTGCTTCACATGTAGCAAAAGTTACTGCAGTTACTAGTAATTTTGTATTTACTGTTGACCGTCTTGCATCTACAACTCTTGCTAATGGTGCAATAGTTGGTAGTATAATTAGAACTCGTCCAGAATTAAAAGAAGGTACTAAGAAAGAATTACTAACATCTCTTGGATATGCTGCAGTTAAGAATACTAATAACAACAACACAATAAACCCATCAGGACGTTTTAGAACAACTGTAGCGGGTATAAGTGTTAGTGGTGGTAATGCTACTGCTACTGCAGGATCTGGTCTTAAGTGGGTCAACGGTGCAAACAATGATGACTTCATGGTTGTTGTGACTGCTGGAACAGGTGCAGGAGACATCATGACTTCTGGTAATGGATTTACTATTAGTGGAGATACTGCAAATACAGATGCCTTGTCATTACAAGGTATGTCTGGTGTAACTTCTATTGATGTTATCGGAACTGTATCAAGTGCAGATAGATCTGGTAAGTCAAAAAGCACAGAGGTAATGAAAGTTGTAGAGATCAATGATTCTCTAGGATCATCAAATGGTTTAACTCAAGTAACTGGTGGATTTGGAACTAGAGTAGAAGATGCTCAAATATCTCTTGGTTGTGGAGATGTATTTAAGATTAAAGCAATATATGAGTCAAAAAATTCAAGTTCTCCTGTTATTCCTAACTTACAGTATACAAATTTATTAGGAACTCTTGCAATAGATGATGTTATTACAGGTGTGTCTTCTGGTTCAAGAGCAAGAATCGTATCTACCACTGGTAATCTAATTTACTATATTCCTGTAGAGGACGATGTATTTACTGATGGTGAATCAATGACTGCACCTAATGCCACATTCCAGATTATATCTGGTGGTATAACTGCAGGATCTAATAATATTACAGATACTTTTGATTTAGATGATGGACAAAGAGATCAGTTCTATGACTATTCTAGAATTGTAAGAAAACCTGGTTTTGCAAACCCTACTCATAAAATTCTTGTTATCTTTGATAGATTCTTTACATCTAATGGTGTAAATCCATATACTGTGGATTCTTATTCAGCAGCAGATTATAAGATCATTCCATCTTATGAAGGAACTGAACTAAGAGACGTTATTGATTTCCGTCCTATAGTTCCAGAGCAAATTACTGGTAGTGGAACTCAAGCATCTCCATATACATTAACTGCTACAAAATATTTTGACTTCAATAACAGAGCATTTACAAACAACGAAGTAGGAATACCTGGCATCAGTGATACAACTACTTTAAGTTTACAGTATTACTTACCTCGTATTGATAAACTATTCATGGATAGAAATAGTATTATCCAAGTTGTCAAAGGTGCACCTAATGTAAGACCTCAAGCACCAGAAGATATTGAAGATGCAATGTTACTTGCAACTATGACATATGTTCCCTATGTGTTTGATGTAGCAAATGATGTAACTATAGAAGAAACAAACTACAAGAGATATACATTCAGGGATATTCAGGTTCTTGAAGATAGAATCAAAACACTTGAATACTATACACAGTTATCATTACTTGAAAGTGATACTGCCAATATGGAGATCAGAGATACAACTGGTCTTAGCAGATTTAAGAATGGATTTATTGTAGACAATTTTGCAAGTCTAGCAACTGCTGATACATTACATCCTGATTATAGAGTATCCACTGATTTTGAAAGAGGACAGATGCGTCCTGCTCACTATACAACACAGGTTCCTCTACAATACAGCACATCATCTACTAACGTAGTTCAAAATGATGACGATATTATCACACTTCCATATGCATCTGTTCTTCTTGTAGACCAACCATATGCGTCAGCTGTGGAAAACGTTAACCCATTTAATGTCTTTACATTCTCAGGTGATGTAGAATTATCTCCTGAATCTGATAACTGGGTAGACACAACATCACTCAATCCTGTTCAGGGACCTGTTGTAGAAGGTAACTTCATGACAACAGTAAGAGAGTATAATGCAGATCAAAATGGATTCTCTCCTATCCACTGGAACTCATGGAAAACTACATGGACTGGAAGCGATGTCAATAGACAGGTTGGAGCATGGAGAGATCCTGGTGGTAAAGGTAGAAGACAGCAACGTAGAACTATCACTACAACAACTACACAGACTACAAAACAAAGTAGAACTGGTATCAGATACAGAGTTACTCCTGTTATCGAACAGCAATCACTTGGTAGTAAAGTTGTATCAGTAGAGCATATTCAGTTTATGCGTTCTAGGAACATCTCATTCACATGTCAGAAATTAAAACCAAGGACTAAGTTCTTTGCATTCTTTGACGGTATTGCAGTACCTAAGAAACTTATCACACCTAAAGTTATGGGTGTTGTTAAAGATCCATCAACTGATGCACAAACAAATAATATTCCATTCCAAATTGGTGAGACAGTCTATGTTAAAAAAGGAAACGGTAAATTCAGATTTAAGGCAAGAGTATCAGCTCCTAACGAAAATCTTACAATCAACCCTCTTGATGGCACTGATATAAGCACAACAACTGATTACACATCTAACTTGACTTTCATCAACATTGATACTAAGTCACTTGCAGATCAAGTCAAAGGTAACTATTATGGGTCACCAAAACTTAATGATTACTTAGTAGGTGAGACTAGTGGTGCTGTTGCAAAGGTATCTAACAAAGATCTAGTTACTGACAAGAGAGGAAACCTTAGAGGTTCGTTCTTTATTGATGCACCAAAAGTAGAGGGAAATCAGAAGTTTAAGACTGGAACAAAACTATTCAGACTTACTGATTCTTCCACAAATAGTTCAGTTCAAGGTGTATCAGACAGTAGTGGTGAAGCAGAATTTAGTGCATCAGGTATATTACAGACCACACAGGAAACTATTATATCTGTAAGAAATGCTAAGATTACATCTGAAGCACAACTTGATGCTAGAACACTTACAAGTGTAGGTAGAACTCGTCAAGACGAGACCAGAATGGTAGGTTCAAACCCACCACCTCCACCACCAGATGATACTGACTGGGATGATCCACTAGCACAGACATTCTTAATAGATGATGCATCATTGGAAGGTGGCGTATTCTTAACTAAGATTGATATATTCTTCTTTACTAAGGATCCAGAAATTCCTGTTATGCTTGATATCAGAACTGTAGAAAATGGAACTCCTACACAGAATATATTCCCATTCTCTAAAGTTGTCAAACAATCAGAAGATGTATTTACATCTACAGATGCTTCTAAACCAACAACGTTTGAGTTCAAAGCACCTGTTTACATACCACTCAAGCAAGAGTGTGCGATGGTATTAACATCTGACTCAAACCAATATAAGGTATTCATTTCACTTCTAGGTAATGATGCTATTGATGCTGCACACGTTGGAGAGAAGATCTCTGAACAACCATATATCGGTGTGTTATTCAAATCACAGAACGCATCTACATGGACACCATCTCAGTATGAAGACTTGATGTTCAAGATTTACAGAGCAAACTTTACAATACCTTCTACAGCAGCACCTTCTAAACTTATCTTAGAAAATGGTGAGATAGGTGAAAGTAATGGTGGATTCTTGAATCTAAGAACTAATGCTCTTAAGACAACTTCTGGAAGCGATTTGATTAGAGTATTCCATGGTAATCATGGTATGCAGTCTGCACTCAATTACGTCACAATTAGTGGTGTAACATCTGAGGTTGCAGCTGCACAGATTATTAACGGTGCAATAACTGCTGCTAGTTCTGAAGTTGCTATTACTGATGCTGTTATAAGTCAATTCCATGGAACAATAGGTGGCAGTGCTGTTAGTGACTCGAATCCTGGTTTTATTAAAATACTTGGAACTGCAGAAGATGGTAGTGGTGATGAGATTATTGCTTACAATGCAATTAATACTGGCACTAATACAATCACATTTGCTACAAACGGTAGAAACCATACTGGAACTG